GACTAAAGGTAATTAAATCATGCCAAGTTTATTCGAGGTTAGTGCTGGTAAGTTAACTGGACCAACAACAGGCGGTACAGTAACCCAAGCATCTAATAAATCAACAGGTGTAACTCTCAATGCAGAGTCTGGTCAAATCACTATGAATGGTGCTGCTTTAGGTGCTGGTGCAGAAGTAAGTTTCACTGTCACTAACAGTAAAATTTCATCTACTGATGTTGTTCTTGTAAACCATAGCTCTGGTGGAACTGCTGGTGCTTATATGGCACAAGCCAACTTAATTGCTGACGGATCTTTCAAAATATCTGTTACCAATTTGACAAGTGGATCTGAGTCTGAAGCGATTGTTCTTAGCTTTGTTGCACTCAAGGGTGCTTCAAGCTAATGGGAATGTTCGCTTTTAAGCGTATGAGAGAACAAGAGGCTGCCAAATTGGTAGTCTCTGCTCCCTCTAAAAAAAAGAAAACCAAAGTAAAACAAAATGGCAATCTCGATAGACGCAACAGTAGGAGGAGCATCAGCGAACAGTTACATAACACTGTCTGATGCAAACGCAATAATAGAGGGTCTTGTTGCAGATGATGATGTGGCTGCATGGGATGGTTCAAATACTGACAATAAAAACAGAGCTTTATTTACTGCTGCAATCAGAGTTGACCGAGAAAGATTTTTAGGCGCGAGAGTAACTAATACACAGGCATTACAATGGCCTAGACAGGGTGTAAGGAAACCAGACACTTACATAAATACATATTCAATAGGTTTTCCATTCAGAATATCAACAGATTATTTCGCAGAGACAGAGATACCTGAGCAAGTTAAGAAGGCGCAAGTTATTCTTGCTGTTTACTTGAATAATAATCGTAATGGTTTAGGATTGAGTGGTCTTGAAGATTTTAAAAATGTAAAAATTGGTAATCTAGATGCAACACCGAATTTTTATGGTTCGGTTGGTGCTGATAGAGTACCACCACTATTTGAACGGTATTTTACTGGTTTACGAATTAGTGGTCCAGGCAATGTCGCAATCAAAAGGAGTTAACAATGAGCTACTACCCAGCCGCCAAAATTATTAATGATACTGCTGCACATACAGGTCGTTTTGGCTGTATAAAAGCATTACAAGATTCTGTTATTAATACACTTGTAGCAGAAAACATTACAGGCGATTTAACATCTCTGCAGTTTAAATCTAATACTGCCATTGAAGGTGTTATTACAAGTGTCAAGCTTGATAGTGGCACTGTTATTGCTTATCTAATATGAGCCTTGCAAACGCCTTAAAAAAAGCTGCATCAAAGACACTAAGTAAACTTGGTGGAGATGTAACTATAAGGCGAGTTAGTACTGGCAGCTACAATACAACCACTGGTGCCATAACAGAGACAACATCTGATACAACCATAAAAGGTGTACTTGATAATGTTTCAAGGTCAGAAGTAAACGATCTCATTGAGTCGCAAGATAAGATTCTTACTATTTCTGCAAATGACATAACCTTTGTACCTACAACAAAAGATAGGGTTGTCATAAGTAGTGTTGAATTTAAAATTATTAGTATTTCTGTTAATGAACAGAATAATACACCAATTAGCTTTGAACTTGTACTGAGGTAACTATGGCAAGAGAAATAAGATTGTCTGGTATTGGCGAACACTTTGAAGATAAAGTAATTCGTACTGTAAAAAAAGCAACTTTGTTATGGGAAGCAGAAGTAAAAAAGGCAACGCCAGTTGGCGAAACTGGTAATTTAAGAGCATCATGGCAAAATGATATACAACCTTTTGTTGGGGAAGTCTTTACAGATATAGAATATGCTGAACCAGTTGCTTATGGTACAAGTCTGCCACCAAGTTGGGGTGGTCAATATAGAACAAGACAACAAACAATTAAAGGTTATCCTGAATTAATTGCCAAACAGCTTGAAGGTTTTATTGAAGATGAATTTAGGAGAGCATAATGGCAGCATTAGATTTAAACACAGTAAGATCAACGATTGAAGGCAGACTTGCAACAGAGTTAGCATCAAGCCCTGCTATACCTGTTGTATTTGGTAATATGTCTTTTGATTCAACAACAGAAGATACCTTTGTTCAATGTCTTACAAGTTTTGGAACAGGTAGATACTTGGCTGGTGGTGTAAATGTTTTAGTTGGCCTTGTTCTAATTAATATATTTACAGAAGAAGGAATTGGTCCTGGGGCAAACTTTACAATTGGCAAAAGGTTGCGTGACCTTTACAATAAAGTGACAGTATCAGATGTTATTTTTGACTCGCCAGTAGGTCCAGAAGTTTTGGCATCTAGTCCAGAAGGCAAGTTTCAAACACAACTTAGAATAACATTTGAGATTTACGAGGAACTTTAACTATGGCAAAGCTTGAAATTACTGAAGATATGCTTGATGCAATCGAAGCAGTAAAGGGTAGAAGAGAGTCACAATATTGGGACCCAGAATGTAGAAAATATTATGAGGCACAACAAAATGCCAAAAAAGATGTGAAAAATACTAAAAAAGGTTAATATAAAATAAATACTTTTTTTTGTTATGGCTGTAAAAGGTGATGTTGGAAAAATTATGTTCCACAATGCTGCTGGTACTGAGGCAGATGTAAGTGATTTAAGAGCATGGTCATTGTCTGTCACTAAAGACACAATGGAAACCACAAAAATGGGAGACACATCAAAAACTTTTGTTGGTGGCCTAATTTCTGGTGAAGGTTCTGCAACACTTCTTTACAACCCATCTGGTAACTCAGATTACCAAGCATTTATTGATGATGTTCTTGTAACTGGTGATGCTGCAGACGCATTATTTGAGTTGTTCCCTGACTCTGCGCAATCTGCTAAAAAAATTGGTTTTTCTGGAATAGTCACCAATGCAGAGTATGGTGCAACACTTGGTGAGATACAAGAGGTAAATATAACCTTTATCACAAGTGGTGCCATAACTTCAGCTATATAGTACATTAGGATAACCAACCTAATAATTTATGGCAAAAAGAAATGTCGACCTTATTACTGAAGCTTTTGGCGAGGTAATGAGCAACAGAAGAAAGTATGAATTAAAAAAGCCAAATGGCGAACTGTTAAAAGAATTATATTTTCCACCATTAACTAGACACGACAGAATACAAGCACAAGCTGCTGCTGGCTCTGAGGAAGGATTGGTAATATCAACAAGACTTCTTTGCCAGCTTGCAGAGAATGAAGATGGATCAAAAGCATTTGCTTCTGCTGATGCTGAAAACCTTAAAAGGTTTCTTCCTGAAACAGTTTTAAATGATCTAGAAATATTTATGATGGGTTTAAATGTTGATCTAGGTGCAGCAAAAAACGAATAAAGCGAGACAACTGGTTAAATTTTGAGTTTTTTCTCGCAACAGAACTTGGTAAGACATTAGTTGAATTAAGAAAAGCTATAACAGAAGAGGAGTTGGTTCATTGGGCTGCCTATTATGAAGTTAAATATGAAAGGGAAAAACAAGAAATGAATCGTCAAAAAGCCAAAACAAGGTAATATATAATAAAGGTTATTTGCGTTTGTGGCACAATCTACTGTCAGATTAATAGTTGATGCACAAAATGCAATAAGACCATTGCAGCGTACTGACCAGATAACAAGACAACTTAGTAAAAATACAGATAAATTAAAAGGCAGATTAGATAGATCAAATCGTTCATTTAGAGAGCAGGGAAGATCGGCAAAGGTGGCTGCTGGTGGAGTACAAACATTAACAAGATCATTAGCACCCTTATTAAAAGCACTAGCAGTTGCAGCAACAGCAAGATTTATATTTGTCAGGACAGCAGAACTACAAACACAGAGAACAGCACTTATACAACTCACTGGCTCTGTTGATTCTGCAAATAAAATTATTAGCCAATTACAAGCTTTTGGTAATGTTACACCATTTACAAGTAGTGAATTAATAGAACAATCAAAACGATTAAAAGCTTTTGGCTTTGAAACAGAAGATTTGGTTGATACTGTAAAAAGATTATCAGATGTTGCTGGTGCCACTGGTGCAGATTTAAGTGGTATATCAACAGCCTTCGGTCAGATTTTAGCAAAGGGTAAGCTGCAAAGAGAGGAAGAATTGCAGTTATTGGAAAGAGGTGTTGATATTACAAGTGAATTAAAACGTATTACAGGATTGCAGGGTGATGAATTTGAATCAGCAATGCGTAAAGGTAAAATTGGTGCTGACCTTGTTAATCAAGCATTAATAAATCTTACAAGTGAGGGTGGTGTATTTTTTGGTGGAGCAACAAAACAATCCCAAACATTAAATGGTCAGTTATCAACTTTTCAAGATAATGTAGAAACTTTGGCAAGAACTATTGGAGAAGTATTAGAACCAGCATTAATGGGTGCTTTAAAAACTGCAAACAAACTATTAGGCTCAATTAATAGATTATTTTCAAGTGAGTTTCAAAGACAAATATCTGGTTTCAGAGCAAATTTAATAATCCCAGGCGGTACTTTAAGTGACCTAAAAAAAATAGAAAATTTTACAAAAAATATACAACCTTTAGGTCTTGATACAGAAGCACTTGATTTACGAATTAGTCAGTTACAAGGAACAAAAAATCAAATAGACACACTTATGAATCAGATGGGTGGAAGAATAAGTCTTGAAGAAATAAATCAATCTTTATCAACACAAGAAGCATTAACAAAAAAAATCAATGAGCTTACTGCTAGAAAAAATTTATTACTTGATGGTACTGATAGAAAAGTTAAAAAAATTGAAGAAAGCACTGGTGGTGTAAGTGATGCCTTTAAAAAAATTGGCGATAGTATTGCACAGGGTGTATCTGATGCTCTTACAGATGCAATATTACAAGCAAGAACATTAGGCGAAGCTGCAAGAGGTATTTTAAATATGATCGCACGATCACTTTTACAACTTGGCATAAATACAATTCTTGCTGGATTTGGTGGTCCATTTGCAAATTTACCTACTTTTGCTAATGGTGGCAGACCGCCTGTA